CCCATCAGCGGAACACGCATCGGCAATCGTGGTGAGTGCAGGGGCATCACGTTCAGTACGCCTAAGACGGTGTATTGGAACTTGGCTGGCGCACAAAACTGGTCAGCAAATGCTTGGGCAACTACGTCTACAGGAACGCCATCAACGGATAACTTCCCACTGCCGCAGGATACAGCTACTTTTACCAATGCTGGCTCGGTAACGGGAACAATTTCATTGGATAATATTTTATATGTTCCTAACGTAGATATGTCTGGGCGCACAAGCGCAATGACGTTATCACTGATTAGCATACAGACAGTTTATGGAAATTGGACTAATGGTTCCGGAACAACGCTTTCAAACATACAGCCTCTGACGTTCTCTGGCGGCGCAACTCAAACCATCACCAGCGCAGGTAAAACATTTCCCTGCCCCATCACCATCAATACCTACGGCGGCACAGTACAGCTTGCTGATGCGTTGAACATTGGGTTAAATAACTTTACTGTTACCAACGGCACATTTAATACTCAAGGGTATGCTTTAACGGTAAATAATTTTCAATCCACAAATAGTAACGTAAGAAGTATTATATTTGGTGCATCGACGTTATCTGTAAATTCTAGTGTTAATTTTGGAACATCTACTAATCTTACACTTAACACTGGCACTTCTTTAATAAACATAACCGGCAGTGGCGGTGTATCTATAAACGGCGGTATTGGACAAACTTTTTACAATGTTAGTTTTAATGGCAGCCCCATATCTCTTGGATTTAGTAGCGGCGCAAATACATTTAACAATCTGACAATTTCAGCGCCATCTTCTACCGGAATTTCAACATTTTATTTTAATGCAAATCAAACCATTAACGGCACACTGACCTGTGCTGGAGCATCCGCAGTCCGGCGCATCTTCTTGCAGTCCGACACCATCGGCTTTCCGCGCACCCTGACGGTCAACGCCATCTCTGCCACTGACTGCGACTTCCGCGACATCACCCTTGCTGGCGCAGCATCAGGCGCATCGCCTACACGCGCAGGTAACTGCGGAGGAAACACAGGCATCACGTTTCCTGCACCCAAGACGGTGTACTGGAACCTTGCTGGCGCTCAAAACTGGAGTGCAACGGCTTGGGCCACAGGGTCTGGTGGTACGCCTGACATCAACAATTTTCCATTGGCGCAAGATACTGCGGTGTTTGATAACACAGGTAGCGTGACGGGCACGATTACCATCAACACCAATTGGAATATCGGCACGTTTGACGCTTCATTGCGTACCAGCGCGATGACGCTGACAACAAGCACAAACGCCCCCGTTGTTTACGGCAATTGGTTGTTTGGTACAGGCGTTACGTCATCTAGCACCACAGGCACAATTAACTTTTCCAAGAATGGCACTCAAACTATCACTAGTAACGGTGTTCAGTTTGGCTGTCCTGTATTCATTAACCACCCTCTTGCAAACGTTCAGCTTGCTGATGCGCTGTCGCTTAGTTCTTTAAGAAGATTAACTGTTGAGCAAGGAACATTTGACGCTGTTAGTTATAACGTAACTGTAGGACAATTTTTACAAACTTCGTCTTCAAACGCCGTAAGAATGGGTTCTGGTACTTGGACAATTTCAGGTACTGGCGCTGTTTGGACAGCAAGCACAGCATCAAACATTACTGCGGGAACTTCAACAATCATCCTCACAGACACATCAACAGCAACAAGAACATTTCAAGGTGGTAGTGCGTATTACAACAAACTTACAATTGGCGGCGCAACAGGCACATCAACGCTGACGATTACTGGCAGCAACACATTTGGTGAACTTGCATCTACTAAAACGGTAGCGCACACAATTGATTTTGGAACGAACCCCCAAAATTTTGGTAAATGGTCCGTGACAGGCACGGCGGGTAACGTGGTGACTATTACGGGCACAAGCACTTCAAACTTTATTTTTGGCCCTGCGGTTACAGGCGTTGACTACTTGGCTATGGGTAGTTGGGGCATTTTCACAGCAAGCCCCGGTGAGTTTTACGCTGGAGCAAACAGCACTGGCACAGCCGCAGCTCCTTTATTTAGGACAGCCGCACCAGCACCTCGCACGCTGTATTGGGTAGGCGGCACAGGCAACTGGTCATCCACAACCAAGTGGTCTACGTCATCTGGGGGTGGCTCTGGCGCAGCTATCCCAACATCTTTAGACGCAGTCAATTTTGACGCAATGTCAAACGCCACAGCCTACACAGCCACAATTGACGCTGGTGTAACGCTTGCCCGATGCGCCTCGTTCACAATGGCTGGCCCGTTAGTTGGCAACGTGACCTTTGCTGGCTCGGTGGGTATTGCCTTCCACGGCAACGTGAGTTTTGCTGCTACGGGGATTACTCGGACGTACACGGGCATTATTAACTGTGCGGGTAATGCCAGCTACACGTTTACTACAAACGGGCTGACGCTTGGTGCTAGCCTTGTTATTAATGGGGTGGATTCAACGTGGACGCTGGGTTCAGCCCTAACTTCTTCTGCTGGAACGGCCCAAATTACTTACGGCACATTAAATACATCAGCCAGTAACTACGCATTATCTTATACGCAAATAAGTAGCTCAAATGGTTTTAAAAGGGCTTTGATTCTAAATGGCTCGGTTGTTACTGCCTCAACAAACAGTGGTGCAGCAATAGCTTTTGCGAATATTTCTAACTTTACATTTAACGCAGGCACATCGCAAATTAATTTATCTGCAGGTGACTCTGGCATTGCGTCTGGTGGATTAACCTTTAATAACGTTTCTTTTACCAGCGTTTCATCAACCCTTCTTTCCATTACAGGCGCAAACACATTTAACACATTGTCGTTTACTGGCCGCACAAACGTTGGCATAACACCCCTCACAATCAACGCCAACCAAACCATCAACACCCTGACGCTGAACGCCGGAACAGCATCTGCCTACCGCACGTTCTTGGCATCCAACACCATCGGCACAACCAGAACATTGACGGTTGGCACTCTGACCGCTGGCGCTGCTGACATTGACTTCCGTGACATCACCATTGCTGGCGCTGCTGCTCCAATCTCCGGCACTCGGTTTGGTGATGCCAAAGGCAATAGCGGAATTACGTTTGATGCGGCTAAGACGGTTTATTACCGACAGACAGGATCCGCCAACTGGGGTGCAACCGGTACAGGCTCTTGGTCTGCTACGTCTGGTGGTGGTTTTGATGCAACTCAATTTCCGCTTGCCCAAGATACAGCCATTTTCCCCGCTGCAACGTATCCAGCTTCTGGGTCTACAACCACTGTAAACGCCAACTACAACATCGGCACGATTGATATGTCGTTGCGTACCGCCAACACGATGACGCTGGCGACAAGCACGAACACACCAGCAATCTACGGCAACTGGATCAACGGTACGGGCACTACGCTGACGGGTACGGGATTAATGACGTTTGCAGGGCGTGGCAGTCAGACGATTACAAATGCCGGAAAAACATTTACGCAAAATTTTAGAATTGATACGCCTACTGGTTCTGTTACGTTACAAGATGCATTTATTTCTAGCAATTCAAACGCTCCTTCTTTTACTTTAAACCAAGGAACATTTAATGCCAATAATTACAATGTAACATTTACTTCAACAGCTTCATCTGGGCCATCATTTGTTGGGGTTGGTCTTGTAAGAGCTTTAGCTTTTGGTTCAGGTACTTGGACTATTGCAGGCGCACAACCTTGGGATGCAAGCCCTGTAAATTTTACTTTTACTGGCACGGGGACCCTTAACTTAACGTCTGCTTTTAGTAAAAACTTTTTTGGTAATGTTTCTTATCCTGATCTTACAGTCAACCAAGGTGGTGCAGGTGTGTTGAATTTTACTGGCAGCAACACCTTTAAGACCATCACCAACACCTACAGTGCCACGGGCGCTACAACAATTGCTTTGGGAGCCACAACGCAAACCCTGACAAGCCCGTGGACAGCAACGGGTGCAGCAGGGCGGGTACTGACCATCAGCGGCACATCCGCAACATCTCCCGGCACTTTACGGTTTACAGGAGCAGGCACAGCAGCCAACGTAGATTATCTGGCAATCAACAACGTCAGAGCATACGACCTTGTAGACGAGTGGTACGCAGGGGCCAACTCAACAAACGGCGGTTCGCTCGGTTGGTACTTTGTTGCCGCAGGCGGTACGGTTTATGCCGTTACCATCACTGAAACTGGGACTGGTACAGACGCAATTACTGCCAAAGTCACTCTGCTTGGGACGATCAGCGAAACAGGCACCGGCACAGATTCAATTTCCAGCAGTTTCTTATTTTTGGGTGCAGTTAGTGAGTCGGCCACAGTCACTGATTCCAACTTTGCAACATTCCAGCCAAAAGCAAACATCACCGAAACGGCTACCGGCTCCGATGTAGAGTCGGCAATTTTGAGCGCAATTTCGCTGATTGCAGAAACAGCCACAGGTTCTGATACTGACAGCGCCAAATTAACTGCTAACTCCAATCTTAGCGAAACAGCTACGGGGGCTGATACCGACAGTGCAAGAATGACCGCTCAGTCTGTGATCGCAGAGCTTGCCACCATTACGGACGCCGCATCAGCTAGAGCAACGCTTCTTGCCGCCGTTATTGAAGCGGCCACCATCACTGACCTGCCATCTTCCATTAAGGGTCTGTTTGTCTACATCCTTGAGTCTGTAACCGCGACAGATTCAATTAATGCGCCGGGCAGTACGTATAACCCCTCGTTAAGTGAATCCGCCACAGCTACCGATAACATTGTTGCTCTGACGGTGTTTGTCGCCCAAATCGTAGAGGCTACTACCGCTGCCGATGTTGTTGCTGCGTTTAAATCGTATTTCTCCGCAGTTTTAGAAACTGCGTCTGGAGCAGATTCGGTTGCGGCCCAGTTCACCGCCAAGTCAATTATTGCTGAGTCTGCTACAGGATCTGATACTGAAACCCCTCAGTTGATAATGCGCCCATCTGTCAGTGAAACAGCAACCGTATCAGACGCGGATGTTGGTCGTATTGTGTTTCCCAGCAATATTGCTGAGTTGGCTACAGCCGCAGATACAGATTCGGCCCAATATACAACCCGCCCAAACATTGCAGAAACAGCCACCGGCACAGACGCACCCAGTGCAAGAGCCACGTTCAGCTCTAGCCTCATTGAGTCCAGCACCGTTCAAGATATTGTTCAGGCATACCTAACAGCGGTGGGTGTTATTACCGAGCTTGCCACAGGTGCCGATCAAGTTAGTGCCTTAAGAGCTTTGGCTGTTGCAATCTCAGAGACAGCATCCACTACAGACACCGTGGCGGCTAAAGCTATTTTCCAAGGCATCCTGCAAGAACTTGCTACAGCCCAAGACGCAGTCAATGCTCCGGGTTCTACATACAGCGCTCCAATTGTAGAGCTGGCTACCCTGCTCGATGCTGTGCTGGCAAGAGCAACATTCCCGGTCAGTTTAAACGAGACAGCCACAGGAACCGAGACAGTCCAAGCCACCTTTATCCCTTACGCTAGGATTGTTGAAACTGCGACCATTACGGATGCGGCGTCGGCCTTGGCTATTTTTGCGGCACGGACAGTTGAGTCGGCCTACATTACGGATCAAGTATCTCCTCCCGGCTCAATCTACAATCCTGTGGTGTTGGCGGTTGCTCAGCTCTTAGATCAGGTCAGCCCACCCGGAAGTATCTACAACGCGCCGGTGTTAGAGTCAGCAACAATCTCAGACAGCCTGATTGGTGGCTTCCTCTGGATTGATGTTAACGATGACCAAATTGCCAACTGGGGTGATATAAACAATTCCCAGACAACAACATGGTTGGCAGTAGATGACAGCCAGACAACAAACTGGCAAAATGTCAACAATACGCAAACATCTGGTTGGACGGATGTAGACGACACCCAAACACCGGGCTGGAACCCGATTCTTCCGTAAGGATTTAATATGTCAAGCAGCTTTTCCAATCTTAAATTTGAGCTAATCGGCACGGGCGAGCAGTCCGGATCTTGGGGTACAACCACCAACTCCAACATCGGTACAGCCATTGAGCAAGCCATTGTCGGAATGGCCACCCTAACTTCTTCTGACTTTACAGCCAACGTAGCAACTCTTACGCTGTCCAATACCACCGCAGCACAGAACGCGCGGGCGTTGTGTTTGGTAGTTTCCGCCAGTTCACTGTCTGCCGCTGGCACGATTAACGTTCCGGCTATTCAAAAGCCATATCTAATCATTAACAACGACAGCTATGCCGTGACAGTCAAAGTGTCTGGTCTGACGGGCGTTTCAGTACCAGCCGGTAAACGCACGGTTGTGTACAACAACGGCACGGACATTGGCAACCAGATTGACTATTTATCCACTCTGGCGCTAGGCACAGCTCTACCAATTACCTCTGGTGGTACAGGTTCAACATCCACAACCTTTGTTAATCTAGCCACCAATGTGACGGGAACTCTGCCTGTTGCCAATGGCGGTACTGGGTCTACAACTGCCACTGGCACGGGATCGGTGGTGTTAGCTACAAGTCCCACATTGGTAACTCCTGCTTTAGGTACGCCTGTATCAGGCAACTTTAGCACTGGGACATTTACATGGCCTACGTTCAATCAGAATACCAGTGGTACTGCGGCAGGTCTATCTTCTACTTTGGCTGTTGCCTCTGGTGGTACGGGGTTAGCAACAACTCCCGCAAATGGTCAGATTGATATTGGCAATGGTACTGGGTTTACACGCACCACATTAACTGCCGGATCAAACATCACGATCACCAATTCTGCAGGGGGCATTTCAATTGCTTCTACCAATCCCGGTGGCACGGTAACGGGGGTTACTGCTACTGCGCCTGTAGTATCTAGTGGCGGCACAGCACCGGTTATAAGCATGGGAGTGGCTTCCTCTAGTGCAGACGGATATTTGTCAAGCACCGACTGGAGCACATTTAACAACAAACAACCTGCCGGTTCATACATTACATCCGGCGGGGCTTTAGGAACGCCTTCTTCAGGCAACTTAGCAAACTGCACATTCCCAACGCTCAATCAAAACACAACCGGAACAGCTGCTGGCTTATCTGCAACCTTGGCTGTTGCCTCTGGTGGCACTGGCGTTACCTCTTCCACTGGTTCTGGGTCGGTTGTTTTATCTAACTCACCATCGTTGGTAACCCCTGCTTTAGGTACTCCATCGTCTGGTAACCTAGCCAATTGCACATTCCCAACACTTAACCAGAATACCAGTGGTACTGCTGCCGGGCTTTCTGCAACTTTGGATGTTACTTCTGGTGGTACAGGTGTAACTACATTGACTGGATTGGTGAAAGGTTCTGGCACTTCTGCATTTACAGCGGCAACTGCTGGTACAGACTACGTAGCGCCCGGAACAGCTACTACGTTTACAGCCAAACAAACCTTTTCCGGCGGCGCAGCAACGATGGCCGCTACATTGGCTAATGCTCTGGAAGTGGCAACCATATCTGCAACTGCGGCAACCGGAACCATTAACTACGACATTACCACGCAGTCAGTGGTGTACTACACAAGCAACGCATCTGCTAACTGGACGGTTAACTTTAGGGCTTCTAGCGGTACATCTTTAAATTCCGCAATGGCTACAGGCGAAAGCGTAACCACAGTATTTATGGTCACACAAGGCTCAACCGCTTATTACAACAGTGCGGTTACGGTTGACGGCGTTTCAGTCACACCTAAGTGGCAGGGCGGTTCAGCCCCAACAAGCGGGAACGCCAGCGGTATTGATGTGTACGCATACACCATCATCAAGACTGGTGCTGCTACGTTTACTGTTTTGGCTTCAGTTACACAGTTTAAATAATATGCCAACTCCAATTACACGCGGCGCAGCTTCGGCTCTTGGCTTTGGGTTTTTGTCTGTCAGCAAAACCCATTGGATTACTTTTGGGACGGCGACTTTTTCGTTTGTTAGTTCAAAATTAGACGCTTCTTTAAATTTAGTAAATGTTACTAACAAAGGGTTGGAAACTCCAATATACAAAATAGGTAACGATGGTATTTTGGGGTATAACGCCAGAAAATATTCAACTGGAAGTTTTGGCTATGAAACAAGTGCAATTGATGTTGATACCTCTACAGGTTATACGTGGACAGCTGGCCTTTTCTCTACTACTTCTACTTATTTTGGTTTAGTTATTGCGTATGATTCTTCAAATAGCCCTGCCGTTGTTAAACGTGTAAACAATGTTGCATATGCGCCGTATACGGACATAAAAGTTTCAGGGTCAAATATTGTTGTGTGCGGTGATTATCTTGATACCGGCACCTTCACTTACGGTGTACACGTTGGCGTTTTAACCAAATCAACTGGACTTTATTCTTTATCAAGAATACTTACTTCTGCCACGGAATTGTATTCAAGGGCAGTTACCGTGGATGGCTCTGGAAATATCTATGCGCTAGGTACGTTGGATACGTTTGCCACCGCCACTTATGTTTTTAAATACAACAGTTCAATGGTTTTGCAGTGGCAAACTGCCATGACTTCAACAAAACCAACTGACATTACCACTGATTCCGGTGGAGATGTATACATTTGCGCTGCTAACAGTGTTCAAAAGTTTAATTCCTCTGGCACCCTGCAATGGCAACGAACGATTGCAACAGGGGTTGCCTATAGAAATGTTGCATTCTCAAAATTAACAATAGACAGTTCTAACAACATTTATGCGGCAGGAACTATGACTGATACGCAGTCAACTACCTATTACTATGCCGTCATTGTCAAATATAACTCGTCAGGAACTTTGCAATGGACTCGTGTTTTGTATAGAAGTTCAGGCTCCAACCCGCAAGTTTTTGGAAACGCTATTTCCATTGACAACACAAACGGTAATTTTTATATTTCCGGCAAAGATACAGGTGGGCCTTATTTATTGACGGCTAAATTACCCATAGATGGCACATTAACTGGTTCATATTCACAGGCATCCCCGGCAGTAACGTATACATATGCAGATCCCGGTTGGACAGATGCTGCTGGTGCATTTACACAAACTACACCAACATTTACTGATGCGGCTGGAACTAATGCTCAAGCAACCCCGGTATCGCCATCGTCGCAAAATCTAAGCAACCCGTTTTACAAACTCCCCGTTTAAGTCATGCAGTAGGTTGAAACATGATTGATCCGATCACGGCCCTAGCCGGTATTCAGTCTGCAGTAAAACTGATTAAGCAGGCGTCCAAGACCGTGGACGACGTGGCCTCGCTTGGGCCGATGCTGGGTAAGTATTTTGATGCCAAGTCAACTGCTGCTAAGGCTGTTGTAGAGTCTAAGAAAAAGGGTGGTTCCTCTATGGGGACTGCGCTTCAGATTGAAATGGCGCTTGACCAAGCCAAGACGTTTGAGGCTGACTTGCAGATACTGTTCATGCAGGCGGGCAAGATTGATGTGTGGAACAAGATTAAAGCCAGAGCGCAGGCAATGGATGTGGAAGATGCCCACACCGCTAGGCGGGAGAAGGAAGAAGAGAAGAAGCGTAAACAAAAAGAGCAAGACCAACTTGAAATTGGCCTGATGCTGGGTGGTCTTGCGATCCTGTTGTTTATGTTGTACGTTGGAATCTATGAGGTTATGGAGCACTGTGCAAAAGTTAGGTGCGGGCGGTGAACGAGTACCAAAAAGCCGCTGACATGAGCTTCAAGATTATTGGTGCTTGGTGGGGTGCAAATCTGTTTTTAGACTTTATCAAGATATTGCCGAACTTTATTTCGGACAAGATTGTGAATAAAGTTCTTGGAATGGTTGGACTATGAGTGAAGAAAAGCCAACAGACGTATTGAGTAAGGTGCTGTCCTACGTAGACAGCCCGTTTAAACTGTTTGCGCTGATACTCATGGCGGTGTTTGCTTTTTCTGGGTACTTTGTCTGGCAGAACCAAGCCTTTTTGTTTGAGGCGTACAAAGAGAATAAGAAGCTACCAACGATTGCAGAGGACAGAGCGGAAGACGTTGCAGCACATTTGTTCAAGAACACCAATGCGGCGGTGGTTGCGATATTCAAAGTCAACCCTCTGTTTGGTACAAGGGTGCTATATCGGGCGTATACCCGCGAAGGCAGGGACAGGACCCATGAAGGTTTAGACGTAGGCTTGTTTACACAGAGTTCATCCAACAATCGCGATGTGGTTGCGTTGATGGCCAATGAGATTCCTTGCAGTGAATATGCCGCGCCCCAAAGCGAGATTGGATTGTGGTATATCGACAAGGGCGTAACTTTTGGATGCCGGGTCAGTGTGCCGCCAGAGCAGGGCCGGTTTGTTGGACAGATTACGGTTGGGTGGGAAAAAGAACCCAAGGATTTAACCAAAGCCATAGGGATGCTGCAGATTGCAAGTACTATGCTCAGTAAAAGTAAACAGTAAAGGATCATTATGCTGACACTACTCTCCACGCTAATTTCGTTTTTAATGGGCGGTTTGCCCAAGATTCTGGAATTCTTCCAAGACCGAGCGGATAAAAAGCACGAGTTAAATCTTGCCCAGATGCAGATCACCCGTGAGTTAGAACTGCGTAAAGCGGGCTTTGAGGCTCAGGAACGTATTGAACACATCAAGTCAGAACAGCTTGCCACAGAGAGCGCGGCCAATACCCAGCAGGTTCTGATTGGTGCACAGCAGGCAGAAATGCAAGCTATCTACGCCCACGATATGAGTTTAAACGAGGGTACTAGCGAGTGGATGAAGAACCTTCGCGCTTCTGTTCGCCCAGTCATCACCTACGGCTTCTTCTTCCTGCTGTTGTTTATTGACATCGGCCTGTTTGCCTACGGCTGGAGCCGTGGTGTACCGTTCACTGAGTTGGCCGAGATGCTGTGGGACTCTGACACCCAAGCATTGTTTGCCTCAATCATTGCGTTCCATTTTGGTGGCCGGGCGTTTGGGAAATGAAAATCTCAGACAAGTGTTTACACATGATCCGCCACCATGAGGGCGTGAGGGTAAACCCGTATAAATGTCCAGCAAAGCTTTGGACAATCGGGGTCGGCCATGTCATGTTTCCAGAGCAAGGCAAGCTGAAGATAGATCAGCGGGATGCGTTTACACCACCCGCAGAAGCCATGCGTAAATATTCAATGGAGGAAGTAGATGCAATACTTAGGGCAGACCTTGCTCGCTTTGAGAAAGGCGTGGCTACTTATTGTCCTGTGCCTCTTACTCAAGGACAGTTTGATGCGTTGGTATCATTTTCCTTCAATGTGGGGCTAGGCACATTGCAGCGTTCAACTCTGCGCCAGAAGGTGATGCGTGGTGATATGGAAGGTGCGGCAGAGGAACTCTTGAAGTATTGCATGGCGGGGGGTAAAATTCTCAAAGGGCTGCAAAAACGTCGCATCGACGAACGCGCCGTGTTTCTTTCGTAGGACTGCCGATGCTGAAAAAACTTACCCTGAAAGCCGGTGTAAACAGAGAGAACACTCGTTACACATCTGAAAACGGATACTATGTGTCCGACAAGGTGCGCTTTCGTCAAGGTACACCTGAGAAAATCGGTGGGTGGACACGCATTTCAGCCAATTTTTTCCTTGGGGTTTGCCGTTCTTTGTGGAACTGGGTGACGTTAGGCGGCGCTAACTTATTGGGCGTTGGTACCAATTTAAAGTTCTATATTGAATACGGCGGTACATATTACGACATCACCCCACTGCGGGCGTCTTCTACAATTAACAACAATCCTTTCGCCGGTAACGGGACAACCACAGTTACAGTAACCGATACCGCTCACGGCGGGGTAACGGGCGACTTTGTCACATTCAGCGGTGCTACAGGCACATACGCGACTACTTGGAATCAAGAGTATCAAATTACAGTTTTAACTGTAGATACGTACACAATCACTGTAGCATCTGCTATTCCAGCTGGATCCTATGGCGGCGCGGCTGTGGTAGCGGCATATCAGATTAACGTTGGCCCTGCTACTGCTTTGCCGGTTGTTGGATGGGGCGCTGGCCCTTGGGGTTCTGGAGGCTGGGGCGTTGGCACATCAACGAGCTACCCAATCCGCATTTGGAGCCAGTCAAACTTTGGTGAAAACTTAGTCTTTGGTTACCGTGGTGGAGAAATCTATTACTGGGACAATGCTACTGGGTTAACCACCAGAGGTGTTTTGGTATCTAGTTTGGCCGGTGCATCTGACGTCCCACTGATGCAGAACTATTTACTTGTTTCTGATGCGTCAAGGTTTGTGTTTGCGTTTGGTGTAAACGACTACGGCAGTATTGTGCAAAACCAGATGTTGCTTCGCTGGTCGGATCAAGAAGACATTGCAATGTGGACGCCCGCAGCTACAAACCAAGCCGGTAGTTTACTGTTGTCACATGGCTCCAAGATTGTGACTGCGCTTCAGACTCGGCAAGAGATTGTGGTGTTCACGGATTCATCTTTATATTCATTACAATACCAAGGCCCGCCAGTCATTTGGAGTTCCCAACTCCTTGGCGATAACATTTCTATTGCCAGCCAAAACTCTGTGGCTATCGCATCTGGTGTTGTTTACTGGATGGGCGTAGACAAGTTCTACAAATATGACGGTCGCATCCAAACAGTGCGTTGCGATCTCCTGCGATACGTCTATAGCGATATTAATCTTGAACAAGCTGACCAATTCTTTGCCAGTACCAATGAAGGCTTTAATGAAGTCTGGTTCTTCTACTGCTCGGCATCGTCCTCCACGATTGACCGGTACGTGGTCTACAACTATATTGAGAACAACGGCCAAGGCGTATGGTATTACGGCAACATGGTTAGAACCGCATGGCTTGACACCGGCTTGCGTAACTACCCAATGGCCGCCACAGACATCAACAACGTTGTCTTCCATGAGTATGGTGTAGACGATAACTCCACAGAAGTTACCACCGCAATTAACGCGGTCATTGAAACTGCTGAATTTGATATTGACGATGGCGATCGGTTTGGATTTGTCTGGCGTATGCTTCCAGATATTACGTTCAACGGATCCACTGGGGCGAGCGCACCTCAAGTCACCATGACGCTGATTCCCATGCAGAACTCTGGCTCAGGGTATACCTCACCTCAGTCCACCGCAGGGACTAGCTACGCTTCTATTCAGCGTATTGCCACCGCACCAATTGAAGAGTTTACGGGTCAGGTGTACATCAGGGTTCGTGGCCGTCAGATGATTCTTAAAATTGAGTCCAATCAGATTGGTACGCAGTGGCAGTTGGGTAGCCCCCGTATTGACATCAGACAAGACGGTCGCAGAGGTAACTCATGACGTTTATTGTGACGTCAGAATTTGAGTTAGGGCAGGTTGCTTCGCCCAATCTGCCTCTTGCGCCTACAGATTATGATTCTCGGTATCAAGAGCAGTTAAACAACGTTCTACGCCTGTATTTCAACAGGCTAGATGCAATTCTAGAGCAATTGAAAATTGGTTCAGGCTCAATTGATGGGTCGGGTTTAAGGCTTCCTTACGGTGCTTTCTCAAGTGATCAGGATCAAACAACAACCGCCAATACAGCCACGTTAATGACGCTTAACACCACCGATTTTGCTAACGGTGTAAGTATTGCAACGTCTAAAATCACGGTAGCAACTGCTGGTATTTATAACTTGCAATTTAGCGCCCAGTTTCAAAACACAGACACTGCCTTTCAAGATGTTTATATCTGGCTAAAACAAAGCGGGGTAGATATACCGGGTTCAACTGGCTTTGTGTCTATTCCAAACAGACACGCAGGAACAGACGGGCACGCAATTGTTGGCTGGAACTATTTTCTAAGTATGACGGCAGGGCAATATATAGAAATCTATTGGTCTGTGCCCAATACTGCCGTGACCATTCAACACCTTGCCGCTTCCGGTACACCCACTAAGCCCTCTACACAATCTGTTGTAGCCACAATGTCATTTGTTTCGGCTCTACCTTAAGGTTTAAACATGAGAGAAAGAGACAACAACTTTTTCGTAGATTTTGAAGACTACGGCCTTAATGATGGCTATGGCTATGAAGATCTAATTAATATAATTTCTGGTGCGCCCGCAAATAACTCTTATGAAACTCAACGTCAAGCACAAATAGCTGCTGAAGCTGCAAAACGGCAAGAAGAACTTCGTGCTCAGAATGCCGCTAGGTTAGCCGCAGAGCAAGAGGCCGCCAGACAAGCGCAAGAAAGAGCGCAGGCTGAAGCGCAACAAGAAGCACAACGTCAGGCTCAGTACCAAGCCGAACAACAAGCCTACGAAGATCAACAGAGAACTTATAGAGAAAATCAGTCACGTCAAGAACAACTTGCTGCTAGGTTGGCCGCAGAAAAAGAAGCTGCAAGACAGGCTGAAGCGCAAGCCGAAGCACAACGTCAGGCTCAAGCCCAAGCCGAAGCACAACGTCAGGCTGAAATAGCTGCTGAAGCCCAAAGACGAAAAGCCGAAGAAGATGCTTTTTTAGAGCAACAAGCTAGAGCGCAAGCTGAACAGCAAGCTGAACAACAACGCCAAGCCCAAGCACAAGCTGAACAACAAGCTCAATTAGCGCAGGCAGAGCAACAGCGACAAATAGCTGCCCAACAAGAAACACAAAGGCAAGCAGAGACAACTGCGCCACAAGCGTCAGTAAATGACTATATTGCATCTCTCCCACAACCAGAGACAACAGTTGAAGATATTACAAGAATTTTTGATGGATCAAGTCGTGAATCTGTTGATAGATTGCCAACAGAAGATGCATCTGCCCGTGATGCAACAATTGAGGCGTTGATAAAACAAATCCAAGCCCGAAGCGACACATCTCGATGGACAGGCGGATATGGTGCTGATCAAGCTACTAAAGACATGGCTCGAATTCTTGCTGAAACAGGAATCACAGACATTAGCCAGTTTGGCCCAATCACAAGAGAAGTACAAAAGGTTGTTGGATACGAGGATTGGGGTGATCCAATTTACCAAACTGTAACTGAGCAAACCTTCGGTAATAAAGAGACAGGTCAAGCCGTCCCCAATACTTACACAGAGCGCCAAACAGGCAACTTCTTTGGCGGAACTTATGAGGGTAAAGGTAATACTGGTTATGGTGTTCAGTTTGATGACCAAGGCTTGCCAGTTTTCTACACGCAAGGCGCATCTAGCAGTGACATGGGTTCTATTGCTCCGTTCTTAACACTTGCGTCGTTTGTTCCCGGCTTGGCTCCATTTGCTATGGCTGCTAACGCGGCTATTGCCGCAAAGCAAGACAATCCTCTAGGTGTTATTACCAACCTTGCGGGCATGGGCAACCTCGCGGGTGTTAGTGGTATGGCTGATGTTGCCAATGCTGCTAGATTTGCAAGTGCTGTAAAGAGTGGCGACCCATTGGCTATGGCTTTTTCTGGTGCTAACCTCGGTGGGGTAACTAACATTGGCGGGGTAGATCTTAAAGATATTTCCAGAACCATTGGCGCAGTTAAAGCTATCGAGAGCGGTGATCCGTTAGCCATAATGCTTTACGGCATGGATGCAATGTCAGGATCTGGTGGAAGTTCACCAACAAAGTCCAGCGCAGATTTGCAAGCAGAAGACCCGCTTAGCCCAGAAGAGCAAGCACAACTTATAGAGAACAGACTTAACACGGCTATTTCTCGGTCACAAATTTCTCCTGAAGAAGAAGACGCAAATACGCAAAGGGGAATTGAGGAACTTGAGCGCATATACGGGCCAGAGTCAACAACTACTTTACCGTCTTTGCCTACACGCTCTTTGGGTGAGCCGCAGGTTGAGGAGGTTGATGATTTTTTAAAGTCTATTGGTATTAATACAATCGACAAGCCGTCTGATAGCGGGTTAAGCAACCAAGACATCCTTAATTTAATTAATGCCGACAACGAGGTGCTTGTTACATCTAACCGCGATACGGTTGGCAAGGGTGTGTCTGAGGACATTTTCAGGAATCTTGAGGACGCGGGTGAACCCCCTTCGCTGACTCCAGCAGAAAAACTCCCTGAGTTGGTGATGACAGGAGGCCGTGACACCGTTGGCAAAGGTGTCTCTGAAGACATTTTTAAAAATCTTGAGGATGCAGGTGAGCCTATTTTGCCGACTCCGGCAGAAAAACTCTCCGAGTTAGTAATAAAAGGCGACCGTCCAAAAGAAGAGACTACGGTTCAACAAGAGCCTGCAAACATAGAAGAATTTATTAAATCTTTGGAGCCTTATGTAGCGCCTGCGGAAAAGCTTGAAGAGCTAGTGATAAAAAGTGAACGGCCTATGCCAAGTCCAGATGAGGACTTTATGCCCACGCCGATTGCAAATGAGGAAAAACTCCCTGAGCTAGTGATGACAAGCAGCCGAGATAAAACACAGGAGCATGTGTTTGACCCCACATTTGGCGGTACTTTGCCATTGCCAGAGGTTCCTGTTACTCCAATTCCTCCGGTTGCTACACCAAAGGTGCCGACACCACCTAAAGCATCAACACCTGCTAAAACAACGCCAGCAGCATCTGCGCCGTCATCACCTTTCATTTACCAAGAGCCGGTAAACCAGAACATCATTCCTGAGTTGGCCAAAGTATTCTATTTTGGCAAGAACTTTGGCGGGCAACAGCAGCAACTTTCACCTGAAGGTGAATTGCTGACAACCCCTTACAACCAGTTAAGCGTGACGCAAGCTGGCGCAGAACCAATGCCACAACCAATTCCTGTTGCACAAGATGCAAAAGGCGGCGAAAATGACATATCTGCGTTGTTGCAACAAATCATGTCTTCGGGCGATCCTAATATGACGCAAGAAGAGCTAATGCAACTTATTCAATCAAGAGGTTAATATGGGTGATATTTTTGACTTTGAGACTGGCGCAAGTCAATCAGAATTAAACAATTATCTGAACAATGAGGGTTACGACTTTTTTGCAGATCCTAGAAATGATCCGTATAAATACAATGACTTAGGGCCATCGCCATCTAACTCTGAAATCCTGACAGACATTAATTACGATCCCGGAATCTTAAGTAAAATTGGGAGCATCTTGTCTGGCGGCTCTGGAACCATGGCTCAGTTGGCTGGTTTGGGTGGCATTGGAGCTTTGCTAAATTCCATTGGTGGATCTAGTGGTAGTGGCTACAAAGGCTACCAAGGCGGAATACCGCAGTACACGGCCTCCAGAACTCAGCTTCCTATCCCTCCTAGCGGATCACAAAGCGCAACTCCCGATGGACAAGGCGCTCCTAAACGCAGACCCGGTTCAGGCGGTGTAACGTATTTCAGCCCTATGCGCTACACACAAGCAAGCGCTCCTGTAGGAGAGCAACCAACAGGGATTGCTAATTTGCCTGCTGTAAACAGCGCACCTCCTGTAAATAGCCCTCAAGTGCCTCAACAAATGGTGGCTAAAGACGATCCGTTCTATCAATCACCTGAGTTCAAAGCTTACCAAAATGATCCGTCAAATATGTATGCTACTGCTGATATGTATGACTCTCCGTACTTTGGGCGGATGAGTTCCGGTTCGGTAGGGAGCGCTATGGACAGGGCGTATGAGAAGTACAAAGGTATTTCGCCAAGACAAGATCAACAAATTCCAGCAATGTTTAATGCTCTAGGCCTTGGGTCAGATGCAGCTCAGTTTCGGTTTGCGCAAGGCGGTATAACTAACTTGGGTGGCTACTCTGATGGCGGTCGATTGCTCAAAGGCCCCGGCGATGGTGTATCCGATGACATCCCAGCCATGATTGGCGATAAACAACCAGCCCGTCTTGCTGACGGCGAATTTGTTGTTCCGGCCCGTATAGTTTCTGAACTAGGCAATGGATCTACAGAAGCTGGAGCGCGTAAACTATATGCCATGATGGATCGTGTCCAGAAGGCACGTGGCAAAACTTTGAAGAACGTAGCAGCCAATAGCAAGGCTGACAAATATTTACCAGCGTAAGGTTTAAACATGGCTGCTCCAGATCTTAAAATGTCCCCCACTTCCGGTGGATCATCTTCTTCCACCCTGTCAGAGTGGGCAGGCCCGTATGTAACGGAAATGCTTGGCAAAGCCCAAGCTGTTGCCAATGAACCCTATCAGGTCTACCAAGGCCCAATGACTGCGGGTGAGTCTGGCCTGCAATCTAAGGTGTTTCAGGGCTTGGGTAACTTAGCCTTTCCCGGCAATCTGGGCCAAAGCTTTAGCTCTTCTGGGGTGTATCAACCTCCGCAGATGAATATGGGTGCTTACCAAACGCAGCCCATTGGCATTGGACCACAGCCGGGCGAAGCGCCTCCTGCCGGTATCACAGGTGCATCCATTATTCCTACACCTACTCAACCGCAAGGCATTGCCTCACAGTACATGAACCCGTACTTGCAGTCTGTGCTAACCCCTCAGTTAGAAGAACTACGCCGTCAAAATGACATTACCAATATGAAAGCTAACGCTGGCTTAACCAGTGCAGGCGCGTATGGCGGTGGCCGTCAGGCAATCATGAATGCGGAGAACAACCGCAATCTGATGCAAGAGATGAACAAGACGGTCGGCCAAGGGTACGCAAGTGCCTACGACAAGGCCATGCAACAGTTCAACACCGAGCAAGGCCAAGCCAAGACTTTGGCTGACATGATGTCTGAAGCAGGCGGCCAACAGCGCGGTATTGAACAGCAAGGTATCAGCGCAGACTACAACGAATTCCTTGCACAGCGTGATGATCCAATGAAGAAGACGCAGTACTTGCAGTCTATGCTTCAGGGTCTGCCTATCTCTACGGTCACCAACACAGCCGCCCAGCAAAGTGGTTTAGGCAACTTAGTCAGCTCTATTGGTGGCATGGGATCTATCATGGATTCCCTCAAGAAATTTAAATTGACCTAAGGATTCAACATGAATCTGATCCAGATACAAGAGCACCTCAAAGATATGCCCATGCGGGCAATCATGGAATATGCCAATGGCAAGAGCACACAAGTGCCTCCTTACTTGGCTTTAGGCGAGTTAAACCGCCGCAAACAGATGTCGCAACAAGCGACTCAGCCACCACAAGGCACAGTCAAAGATAAGATTGAGCAAGAGGTGACAGGCGGTCAACCTAATCCTATGCAAGCGGCGGCTCAGGGTATGCCTCAGCCAATGCAACAAGCTGCACCTCAAGGTCAGCCAGCACCACAGCAAGCCGCGCCCATGCCTCAAATGGCTGGTGGAGGATTGACTGCGCTGCCAGTGGGTGACATGTTTAAATTCGCATCTGGCGGGGGTGTTGTAGCTTTTGCTGAGGGTGATCTGGTTATTGACCAAGCAGAGCAAGAAGCTAGAGATGCCAAGGCGGCACTGCGTCAATATGGATTACGTCAGCAACAACAAGATCCAGAAGGTTTTGCTGCGGCAAGACAAGCGGCAGCTAAAGCAGAAGCTGCTTTAAACGACGCACGCCGTGCGGCTTTTGGCGGAGATACTGGACCTGCGGGCGCAATGGGTAAAACCATGGGTGCTCCCGTTAGGGATCAAGCACAACAAGCGGCAGCCCGTGTTCAACCAACTATAAGTCCTGACAATCAAAGCGCAGCAGAAACAGCTCGCTTGGCCCGTCAAAACGCAGGTCCTCCTGCTGGGATTGCTTCTGTAGCCACTCCTCCTGCGGCTCCTCCTCCTGCTCCTGCTGGTGGCGGTATCCCTGCGGCTATCGGCCTGCCTGCGGCTCCTAAGTTCACAGCGCCTAACGCAGATGAGTACACCAATAAGCTGGCTGAGTTTAAACGAGCTAACCCCGGTTTGGCTGGCAGCGAGTTTCAGAAGTTGTTGGACAAGATTGCTCAACAAGACGAAGCCGACCGCGCTCGGTTTGTTACACAAGAGAAAGCCCGTACACGTGCCGACTTCTGGAAGTCTTTGATTGACGCAGGCGAATCTACCCGTGGTCAAAAAGGTATCGGTGCTTTGCTAGGTGGTTTTGGTAGGTCTGCTGGCGCTTCTGAAGCGGCTGCGGCTGAACGTGCAGATGCACAAGCCAAGATGCGTCGTGATCAAGAACTGGGCATGGCTAAGATACGCGCTGAACTTGAGTCAGCCCGTCGTGCTGAAGCTCGTGGCGACTTTGAAGCTGCGTTTAAACATAAGCAAGACGCAGACAAGATTGCTCGTGATCTGGAGCAAACTGAGTTCTCTAACAAGATGGATATGGCCAAGCTTAGAGAGCAAGCCCGTGGCAACACCATCCAAGCTTCTACTGCCGCTCGTTTGCCTCAGCTTGTTCAAGTGGCTGAAGACATTCAACGTAAAAATCCTCAAATGTCACCTAACGAGGCCATGGAGCGTGCCGCATCTTATCTGGCAAGCGGTCAGTACCAGACTGCCGCACAGCGCGAGAAAGCCGCGATGGCAAAAGACTTGGCTGGCAGAACTAACTTCCTTGACATGCAGATGGCAACGATGGATCCAAACTCTTCAGAGTACAAGAAGATGGAAACTCAACGCCAAAAAATTGTTGAAAGATTTATGGCCGAACAAAAGATGCTCGGTGGTAAATCTGGTACGCAAGATGTCAACACACCTAGCACCGGATTTAGCGCATATACAACTGTTAATTCTAAATAAGTTTAAATATGGCACTGTACAGAATCACCGCTCCTGATGGTCGCACTTATGAAATCCAAGGCCCAGCAGGGGCAACTCAGCGCCAAGTAGAAGCAGAGTTACTGCGCCAAAACCCCATGGCGGGGTTGACTTCCAAAGAGTTGGCAGAGACTCCGCGTGCTCCTAGCACCATTAAAGACATTGGATTTGGTGGCTTAGGCGCACTGGCAGGCGGTGTTCAAACGCTATCAAACCTTGCTGGTGTGGATAACCCAGTCTCTAGGGGTTTAGGTTCTATACAGCAATACGCGCAGGAAAGTCTTAGCCCTGCCCGTCAAGAAGAGTTAGCAATCCAAAGCGAGTTAGAAAGCCGTGCTCAAGGCACTGGCTTGGGTAATGAAGTTAGCACTGGCATACGCCGGTTTACACAAGCGCCAGTACAGGGCACTTTAAACGCATTGCTAGGCAGTGCTCCTATCATTGCTGCCGGTCTGTTGCCCGGTGGTCAAGCCGCCGCAGGTGCAAGCCTTGGAGCTAGGGTATTGGCTGGCGCACGTGGAGCCACTGGTATTGGTGGCTTGATGGGTGTTGGCGGTCAGAAGGGCCAAGACTACGAAGCTGTTAAGCAAGCCTTGCTTGACAAGGGTTTAGACCCTGAAATTGCCGAGCAAAAAGCTTTAGAAGCTTCTGCTTATTCAGCAGAGAACTTACCCCGTCAGTTTGTAGCTGGCGGTGCAGGCGCATTAGAAGGTGCGTTCGGTGTTGAACAAGCCTTGGCCAATGCGGCTAGGAAAGTTAGCAGAGCTAACGGGGCACCATCGCTGGATGCGCCAACGTTTAAACGTGCTGTTGGAACATCTGTGCTGGGCGAGGCAGTGCCTGAAGCTATTCAAGCTGGTGTCGGTCAGGTGGGAACTAACGTTGCCCTGAATCAAGCTGGCGTTGCTACAGATCTAACTCAAGGCTTGGCTGGTACAGTGGCCCATGATGCCTTGGTCGGTGCGGTACTGGGCCTTGCTGTATCTCCTGCGCAGATGTCTAATCTGCAACGTGATCACCAACGGGCCAAGGCTGATGAACAAGCTAGAAAGCAAGCTGAAGTTGATGCAAAGGCACAAGCTGAGGCACAAAAGGCAGAAGCCGAGCGTGCTGTTTTTCAGAAACAGACCGAAGAAATCCGCCAGCAAATGGAGCAACAGCAGGCTATTGCTTTGCCTGCGCCGTCTGAGGAAATCCCCGTTGAAGAAGTACAGACCGACCCGCTCAAGAATCCTCTAGGCAACATCCGTAAAGGAGAAGTTCCCTTTGACATCTACAAGCAGATCGATGACTACCGCAAGCAGGCTGGACTTCCCAAGCTCAAGGAGTACTCGATTGAGGACTTTGTGGATGCTATGCCGGGGGTTAACCCTAAGTCAGAGCAAGCTTTGCTTGACGAACTCATCACCGCTAAGTCTGGTTATGCCGGTGAGAAATACACCGCAGAAGATGTTATCAACCAAGCCAAGCTAAAGAACGTTGAAACAAAAACGCAGGGCTTTAAAGACTTCTTGGCCAGAACCACTGGTGTAAACGCACTAGAGAAAATGTCACAGCCGCAGCTGCACGCCGCGTTTAAGGCATTGAATGCCCTGCCCCAGTCTGAAGGTTTAAACATCCTTCCTGAAGGCACAAACGCCAGCCGGTTTAATGACAAGCAATATACCAACGCCATCAAAGGTGTGGACATGTTGCTCAATGACTTGGGCGTTCCTGTTGATCCTTCTGAGGTCATCAAGACCATCAAAGAATACACAAACCTGACAGAAGACTCCCATGCTGGAGCTATTCTGGATGCGGCTATTAAGAACGGTGATGTTGATCTGATCAAGACACCTCGCTATGAACTCTATGATCCAAAGACAGGCAATGTTCTGCCGTCCACCTACACATCTAGGACTGCTGCACGCGCTGCCGCTAGCAAGCGTGGTTTAAACGTTCGGCAGATTACAACTGATGCGATCGCTGCGCCGTCCACCTCCGCCACGCTGCCCGAAGGATTTGACATCCGGGAAGGTGCGTTTAAAGAAGGTGAAGCCCCATCCGGGTTTGATGTGCTGGCCGGTGAGGAAGTGCTGTTTAAAGCTAACACTATCGAAGAAGCCAACGCCAAGAAGGATAGCTTTGAGCGTACCCGTGCCGGTATGGCTAACAGTCGTGAGAACCAGATCACGCAGCTAAACAATGCCATCGAAGCCAGCCAGAAGCGTTTAAACACAATGGAGGCTCAGGGCAAAGGTCAAACGACCGGTTACCAGAAAGCCGCCGGTAAGCACGCCAAGCTGGTTGCAGACACACAGGCAAAGATTGCCGCCCTGACAGAAGAGATCGCTAAGTACGATCCTAAAGCCACGCCTTTGACAGTCAAGCCAACAGGCACTAAAGCCGTTGGCCGTAAAGGCTACACGGTGTTTGAACAGGCTCAGGCAAGGGCTACATACCCATCTAGACAAGCGGCTGAAGAAAGCATTCTGTCCGAGATGTCTGACAAGCAGTTGCAAGAGCTTTCTCAACAGCAGGGCCGCAGGGCTATTGGTAAGAAGGCTCAAGCTGAACTGGAGCGCAGAACTCCTAAGGCTCCTACAGCGGCAGAAGCCAAGCGCTTTGCCGAGCAGAAGCCTGTGTCTGAGGTTCTGAAGGGCATTAAAGAGAAGCAGGTCAAGGCTGAAGAAGCCGGAACAATCCCCGGCATGAAAGAGCGTATTGCTCAGTTCGAAGCTTACCTCAAGCCTGCCATGAAGCAGTTTGGCTTGGGGGATGTTGGCTTAAACATTGTCCAAGACCTTAATACAGAAGGCTCCTATAGCAAGAATCTGATCAAGATTGCTCTTCGTCAGCAAGACCCTATGAGGGTTCTGCGACATGAGTCCATCCACGCCATGAAGGAACTTGGTTTCTTCACGCCTGCGCAGTGGAAAGCTCTTGAGCGCATGGCTAATGACCAGTGGATTGATCAGTTCCTGAAGAAGCGTAAAGCCAATCTTGACGGTCAAAACATGACCCGCTACGACGCTTACTTCAAGCTGTACAAGGGCAACAAGGACATGATCATTGAGGAAGCAATCGCTGATGCGTTTGCTTACTACGCCGAGACTAAACCCCCAGCAGGAATGCTGGCTGCATTGTTTAAACGCATGCAGGACTTCTTTACTGCGCTGCGTAATGCATTGGCAGGAGCAGGCTTCCAGACCTACGAAGACATCTTTGGTCAGGTTGAGCGTGGCGAGTTGAAGGCTGGCACAGCTACGGACGGCGGCAAGAGGTTATCTGTGTTGCCAGAAAAAGTGCCAAAGATTGACCCCAATGACGTTAGTAATGTTGTTAAAACCAGCCCCTACAAAGACGCCGGAATTAATGTATTAAATTCTCAAATTGCTAAAACCTCTAAAGCTTTGGAGGTTGACGGTGTTGGCAAATTGTTTGACGACGCCTATCTTGCGGAATTTAAAAAACGCGGCGATTGGCGGAACCCTAATGACTTTAATCGGGCTGTTGCTCAGGCCGTAGATGAGTTGCAATTTCAAATGCGGCAGTCTAAATCAGGACTAGATTGGTACGAAGAAGATATTGCTGAAGCATTTAAATTAACTCAGCGGTACATTCCAAGTTTAAAAAAACCTGAAAAGCGTGCGTTGTTTTCAGTGATTGCCGGAATTATGTCTCCTAGCACTAACGCAAGGGACAACTGGGTTATTGCCGCACAAGCCTATCAAAGTTATGAAGCAACCGGCATTCTTCCGGGTACTAATCCTGCAACGGGTGGACTTTGGATGGGCGGGCTGGAATCAGCCAACAAGAAAAAACAATTAGACATGTTGAATGCAATGCTTCAGCCAAAAGGCAAAGGCGGCCTTGGTGAGAAGGGCGCTGTGGAGTGGTTGCAGGGTAGCCACACAGTTGCAGAAATAACAGATTTTCGTGCCAAATACGGAGGCATGGGGAAGTCTAACGTTGGCGGAAAAGCAACAGATATTCTTCCCGGCTTTACCGCCTTTGGGCCAAAGGTTGGCCCATTTGTGATGAACATTAACGGCATTTATGAGGTCACTGTAGATGTGTGGATGACCCGCACATTTAATAGATATTTTGGACAAATGATGGGGGCTGATGGTAAGATTATTCGCGCACCTACAGAGCCTCAACGTGTCGCAATTAAAAATCTTGCCGTGCAAGCCGCACAGCAACTGGGAATTAAGCCCTATCAGGTGCAGTCTGTTCTCTGGTTTTTAGAGCAGCAAATATTTAACAAACTTGGCACAGGAGCAAAAAGCTATGGATTCAGCGACGGAGCAATCAAGTTTATCGAAACGCAGGGCGGAATTGGTGGAGCAAAAGTGTCTGCTCCAGACAGCGGCGTTAATGCGGCTACGGACGGGGCAACCGGAAAGCAAGCTGGACAAGTTAGCCCATCAGCGGGTAGACTACCAGCTAGAACAACTAAACAGGGAGTAAGCGATGACACAGGCAGACAACTTTCTCTTAGAGAACCTACCGCTAGATCCGGCACAGGAGGCGGGGAAAGGCTCTCTATTACGGGAGCAGAAGAGGGACGATCCGAACCGACCAGAGACAGAGAGGGACGGGATCAGGTCAGAGGCTTTACGCCGCTTGCAGGTGCGCCGATTATTTCAGGGGCAACAGGGCCAGACCCAAGCCTAGTCAAAGTAGCGGAAGATTATGCTAAGAAGTATAAAATTCCGTATCGCAGACAAGCGTCTTATGTTGAAATTGATGAAGATTTTGCCAAGCTAGTCGGTCAAGCGTATGACGCAATGCCTCATGCGCCAAACAACCCTAAGGTCAAGGAAGCATATCAAGATCTCAATCGGCAGACCAGAGATCAGTATGATGCATTGGTTGACGCTGGCTACACCTTTACATTCTTTGACAGCAACACCGATCCTTATGATGGCAACCCCTTTAATGCAATGCGGGATCTGCGTAAAAATAAACAGATGGCTGTTTATGGAACTTACGACGGCTACGGCACTGAAGGAATAACTGGTGCAGCGGTTGAAGACAACCCTATGTTGGAGGATACAGGACTGCGCTGGCCTGACCAAAACGGTGTTGAGCACATGGTTACAGCCAATGACCTGTTCCGTGCCGTTCATGATGCGTTTGGGCACGGCTTAGAAGGTGCTGGTTTCCGAGCTAGGGGTGAAGAGAATGCATGGCAAGCACATGCCCGTTTATTTACCGGCCCTGCCGTGGGTGCTCTTACCAGCGAAACCAGAGGCCAGAACAGTTCGCTTAACTATGGCCAATACGGAGAAAAGAACCGTACCGCCAAAATAGAAGACACCGTTTTTGCAGAGCAAAAGACTGGTTTAATGCCAGACTGGACATGGAAAACTAACATTGTTGATGATGAAGGCGTCGTGCTTGGTAGCAAACAAGCTGATGCTGTCAGTGTTAAGGGTTTGCATTATGGTAAAGCCCGTGTAGAAGAGCTTGATGCGTCTAAGTATGGCAGTGGTGTCCGTGGTGCGGAGCGACGCAGACTGGAGCAAACGGATGACGACCGCATTAAACAGCGTGTTTACTTCTACATTGCCAAACCAGATGGTTCAACACCATTACCAGAAGCCGGGGTAGGCCAGTACGTTTACACGCAAAAGTTTGACAATGTTCTTGGCCAAGGGCCAACAATGAGCCGCTTATTCCGAGAGGCTAACGGCGACTCAAATGCCTTTGAAAGTCTGGTTGTTGACTCTGGCTATGATGGCTACGCAGTGC